GGGAACTCCATATAGGGCACTACGCTCTTTGCCGGAAGAGGCACATCAAGAGAAGGCGTTAGGAACTGAATGTTAATCACTGGACGCTCCCAAACACCACCACCAGCATTGTTGTTCCAAGTCGTGCCCGTAATCTTAACGCCTTGAGGAGCACCATTGACCGTTAGGTTGGAAGTGGGTCCGCTATTATCACGCACACGAAGCACACGCCCAATGTCTCCAAGACCACCACCGCCAGAGGACTTGAAGTTCATAATCAACTGAATATTGTTGATGCCGAAAAGACCCGTATCGTTCTCTTGGTCGTCAGCAAACACAAAGGGAGAAAGCACAAGTTTCTCCGTAGAACGGAAACTGAAGTATAACTGGTATTGCTTGAGAGTTACATCAGACACTACCGGAACGCCACCGATATACTGCTGACCGTTCGCAGACCCATCGTCATATGTGCCGTTGCCTACAAGTTTAGAACCTTGAGCGTCTGTGAAAGAAAAGCCGGAGAAAGCACCGTTGGGCTGTTCGTCCGCCATCATACCCTCAGCATACCCAGCCAGAGGGTCGTTGATACAACGGAGACCCGTGCCGTTCCACTGATACTTATCCAGTTTTGTAGGGCAAGTTCTCTGGACTAAGTTTCTCTTGTAATCCGTTAGACGAAGAACCTCCATCAGAACATCTTGAGAGTTAATAACGGTTGTGGTGTCGTTGATTGTTGCGGTCATCGTCTGACACATATAGTTCAGAGGAAAGGGAGAAAGAGCACAATCTTGACCCACTACCACGATAGGCTGACCCACCGCAAGAGTAGCAGAGTCGGGGTAAGTAGCAAGGAAAGTCATCTTAGCCGTTCCAGACCAACGAACACCCCTATCTACAAAAACATTCTCAGAAGGAACATAAATGTTAAAAGTCATCTGAGAAGCCGTTGAGGCAATGGCGTTAAAAGGAGCGTTAGTTAGAGAAAGTGCTCCCTTTTCAACTGCGTAGCGGGGGCGGGACTGAACGATGCGGTCGTCAAAGACACTCTCCTTCTGAATGTCGGCACTCATTCTTATATATTAGTTGCGGATAAAAAAACTGGCTGGAATGAATAACATTTCTACGGCAGTTTGCCGGAGGAATGCTATTGAAGGGGGTCAAACCGGGTCGCTCAAACCGCAAACGACTACATCAGTTTTCGGCGGAACATAATCTTTATAGAAACGCTTGAAAGGTTAAACATTGTCATCGGATACAACTGGTTATCCAAACGGTTCTTCCAGAAAACTTGAACGTCTATGTTTTTAATCTGCGTCTTGGCGTTTTGGAAATCTGTCATTCTGTATTCGGCTGAGGGAGAGTAGTAAATCATCTTGCGGTAATCTTGAGACCCGGAGGTTGATAAGTCCAGAGCAACATCTGTAATAATAGGGGTGAAAGCACTTGTGGAGGTTGTTGTGGAGTTTCCAATGTTGCCCGTTCCAAACTTATTAGGAGGAGCAGTCTGCTCGTTCATAATGGGAAGAAGGGTAGAGGTGAAAACAATACTCTCAATGGGAGACCAGAGGGTGCTTGTGGAGGCGAAGTCTTGGGTCATCTGGATATAAGTATCACCCTCTGAACCATCTAAGTTTATGTATTTCTTAATATTGTTGCCGATGCCCTCAATCTCAACTAATATCCTATTCGCATAGCCGGGAGGAGTTGGTGTCTTGAGAGTTAGAGGAAAGTAGTAGTTGGGGTAGGGTTCAAGGGAGTTCCAATATTCATTGTTGAAGTTTGAAAAAAGCCCTTCCATATTCACATTCAGCCAGAGGCTCAACTGATAGGGTCTGTCTATTGAAGCACCCGGTGTTAGATAACTCTCTGGAAAATAAAAACTGAATAAGCCACTTGACCTATCAAACCAAAGGCGGGGCGTTGGATTATCCTTCAACCACAAGGTATATGTCGCCCAAGTTGGAACACCGGGCGTTGCTGGAAGCAGAGCAACTTTGTCATAGAGTTTGGAGTTGGCGATTTCCAGAGTTTCATTCACCAGACCCACCCAATGCTCGTAGGTATAGACCCAGTAATAACGGCTTGATAAATCTTGAGGTCTGCCGGTTTCATCACTTATTCCAACCCAGTATTCACTGTTAAGATTTGGTGCTCCAACAGTTGCGGGAACTACCTTCTTCGCTTGGTAGAAAAGGGTCTGAAACTCTACTACGGCATCTTTTCTATAAGATGCTGGACCAGTCCAAGTTCCTACGAAGTTAGGATTAGAAGGAGGAGGGGGAATAGGTGCTAAAATACGATTGAGGGTCTCTGGGCGATAAATAACATATTCTAAATCTCCATTTACCACCAAGTTCGTTGATGTTCCACCCGCATTAAAAGATAGGGCAACACCATATTCTGTTAGATTTGGGTTTGTCTGCCCCGTTCCACTCTGAATAACTGGAATGAATAAGGGTAAATCCTTGTTGCCCCCATTCACTGAAAAACGAATAATAGAAAACTGATACTTTGATGCGTCCTTGATAATCGCCGTATCACGGGTCTCGTTAAACTTAATAGGAGGGTCAAGGAAGGCACGACCATTTGCCGTATCCGTAGTTGTGTTATTAACGATTGATGCGTTGTAATACACCAAGTCTGGGTCTTCAGAGTTTCCAAAAGTTTCCCACGATGACTTATACATTCTATAATACACTATCATATTATTTTCCCAACATCTCCCCAGTGAGTGCGGATACAAAGTTGTCGGGGGTCATTCCAGTATCGTCCATTATCTTCTTGTATTTCTCAAGAGGATACGCTCCATAGAGGCATCTCACTACAGAATGACGACCGCAAGTATTCACATCTTTCTTGTCTTTTTGGAAGGCAAAATGATTATAATACACCGGTTTCCCGGAGGCTTTGAGTAAGGCAGTAAGATAGGGACGAGTTTCATTAAGTTCTTGGAGTTTAGATTGAGGTATAGCATCAAGAGTGGCTTCTGGCGGTTCTCCATAAGGGTCAAAGAACTCTATACTATCTTTCTTATTTAACATACATACCCAATGACCGGTCGTTTCGTCTTCAGTCAAATACAACATAACACATCGTCCTTTCTTGTCAAAGGCTTCGTTGATACTTCTCATATTCCCCAGTTGAGGATAGGTGATAATCTTAATGTCTCTTCCTAATATCTTTCTAATATCCGTATCAGAAAGAGGATATGATTTTACTTCGCCAAGTCCTTCCATTTATAATCTATTATAAGGTTAGAATATGTGGTCGTCTCCAATAAGGCAGAAGAAAGTAAAACCAGAGAAACCAGAGCAAGAAACTTGGGTAAAACCAAAGGCAATGGCTAAGTCGGAAGTCAAGAAGTTCTTAAATCCCACTAAACCATTAACCGCTTCTGATATTGATTGGTGTCATCGGTGGCTCTCACAGTTTGTTAGGGAACGCTCCCTTCCACCTCAGATTGTCGGGGAAGATGGATATGGAGTTCTGATGAAGTTTCTTTCTCCTCAAGACGCTTCTGAGGCTCTTTTAAAGATACGGCGTGATTTCTTATCTGTATCGCATCAAAATCCAGAGCCATTACACATTGACCCTCTTCTTTCTTTACCTCCCCTACCGCCGGGCTCATATCACGAACATCTACCCCCACCTCTCCCTTCAACCCGCAACAGTCAGAAATGAGTTTCTTACCTCTGATATGTCTCCAAACTCTATACAATATCCCAAGAGCCACTATAGACCCAGTAGAAAGACCAGCAGTTGCTAAATAGTTTTCCATTCTATATAGAGGGCTTATACTTTATTATCGGGGTCAGACCGGGTCAAGCAAACCGCAAAGTCCATTGGATAAAAAAAACAAAAGCCCCGTTAGGGGTTGATAGGCAACCCAACCCTTATTTTTCCTCTTTTATGAGGCAGACACTCAGCGGTTTTGCCGACCCGCCTTGACCCGCCTTTAGAAGCCACTCAAGAGTTTCAATAATCCTTCGTAAATGCTTTCGTTCTTCCTCTAATCCAGACAATAAATCGTAGTTCTGACATTCCGCCCATAGTATGCCGAGTTTCTCATCAATATCTTCAAGATGGCTGATAAGAACTTCTATATTAAGTTTCGGCATTTCTCCTCTATAATCAGATGAGAGAGCATTTGGGATTTCTGGCGGGTATGGTTGTAATGATTGTTTTGAATGAGATTAACTACCAGCGTGATAAGGCAATAAGGAAACAGATGGAGGAGAAGAAATGGAAGGAGGTTGATGAACTACTGAATAAGCACTCTGGCGTGTTGCGGAGAAACTAACCATTGAGGGTAATGTTTATAAACACAGACCCATCTACCCATTTTCTTCAAATCCCGGACATCATCTTTTGTCATTCCGATATGGGTCTTGAGGAGATAGCCGAGGGCGTGGAAACTGGTTGCCATAGGATATACGACGATATGGGTTGCTTCGTTGAGGAGGAGACGGGTTTTCTTGTAGTTGGTAAGGTAGTGGGACAGACACAACATAGTAGTATTAGTATGGCGACCCATAGTTGCGAGGTCATCTATTAACTTGCCGACAACTTTTTCTGCGTTGCCCGTTAATGTATCATAGTCATCAAAAATCACCAAGCAATCCTTGAACTCATCTAACTCTGGGAAGTCGTCAATGAATGACTGGATATTTACTCTATTTAAGAAGGGCAGTGCGTCAAGTGTGCTATCCTCACCTAACTTACTAACTAAATAGCACTCACGGTCTGGGAACAGTTTTTTATAGCATTCGGCGATGCCTTTTGCTATGTAGGATTTACCAGACCCGGACGCTCCGGCAATGTAGAAGACCTCCCGTTTTTCTGGGTCGGGACTTGGAAGTAGTTGGAACTGCCCGTCGTCGTCCAAATCCACATTCTTTGTATTTTTAGCATCAGACAATATGCGTTCATAAAGGCTTCTTCCCAAAGCAGTTTCCCCTATGAGTTGGTCTGGTTCAAGACCTTTCTGATGAGCCTCTTGAAGCCGATTGATTAGTTGAACCCGCTCTTGGGGCTTTACTCCACGAAGTTCCAGTTTGTATTTATTAGCGTTAATCTCCAGCCGTTTCCTCCCTCTGCCGGTAAGGTTCTCTCCATCATTAACATACAATACTTTACCATCGTCAGCACCGCCCTTGACTATAGCAATAGGTTTTGAACCCTTAGCGTTCTCAAATGATAAGGAAGGCATATTCTATATAACACCCTTATATTTTTTCTAAAAGTGAAAAACACTTATTGGTCTTATTTGGCGGAAAATGGAATATACACAAATCCTCCAGTTAGGGTTCTTGAGTTTAGTTGTTTGAAGAGTTGGTCTTCGGCGTGTCGGAGCCGTGATAGAACCTTACTTCTCTCTTTTGTCTGAGTTGCCTTTCTGAGGTCGGCAACAAGGGTTTCGTTAGTGTTGTCGTATGAGGATAGTCTGGCTGAGAAGTCAGCAATGGCTTTGTTTGTGTAAGGGCTTGTATTATTACTTCCCACAACATCAGCAAGGGTCTTAACATCTGAATAAAGCACATATAGTTTTCCAAGATTTGAGTTGAGGATTTTATTGTATTTCTCCAAGTCCCGCTTATTGTTCTGGAGTTTGGCTAATGCGAACTTGCGTTTGATGACTTTGAACTTATTACCTTGGGCGTTATATAAAACAATATCGTTTTTAATGGCTTCTTCTGGTTCAATAACAACTGGATTGAGGATTTTCCCGTTTTCATAAAACTCATAAATCATACTAAAATCGGTATATTTGTCATTAACTGGGGATATAACATCTAACTTACAAAGTGTCGGGGACTGTATGGCTTCTTTGAGTGTATAGGAAGTCCCATCTCTGAGTTTCTTGACCCCAGAAAGGATTTCATTAGGAAGCCACCGAACAATATGGAACTTGAGTTCTGCTTTGGCGTTTAGTTTATTGGCTTTTGACTGTGGTTTTGAAAGGAGTTCTTTCGCCAACTTTGCTTCTTCGGAGGAGATGATTTTTTTAGAAAAGAGGCTTTCAACTTTTGTCGTTCCAGACCGAAAATCTTCAGTATCAACTTTCCAGTCTTCAACCAGACCGGCTTTTATGTCTCCAATATATGTATTAGGAAGTCTTCGTAAATCCCTTATAATCTCTTTGAAACGACCAACAAGTTCATCTTTGGTAAATCCCTCTACAATCTCATAACCATCATAGTCGCCGGAATATTTTTGACTAACCAATGAAGCACTCCCCATTATTTTAACACCCTTTCCTTTTGTAAAGGACATAGTGTTAAGGACTTTTACTGCGTCTGGCGGATACTGTTGAGGGTATGATTTCTCTATTACTAAGTCCATTCTTATTTATTCTTACATTTTATAATCCCAGACGACGAATGAAGTTCTGTCTGACACTTGTGGCTTTACCTACACCAACTGATATTGGACCTCTACCATCTGGTAGTCTATTTCCGTAATGCTGATTGACCCTTGTAGCAAAGGCTCTGAACCCAGCAATGTCTTTTGGTAGATTTGCTCTTGAGAGCCATTCGGGACGAGCAGTTGGAGGTGCTCTTGTAGGAGGCTCTGCTCTAACCGATGATGTTGGAGATGGAGATAATACGGCAGAAGGAGGAGGACGACTATCGGGAGTTGCTAAAAGTCCAGTTGCCCCAGACATTCCTAAGCGTGGTGCTACGTCCCAATCACCAAAAGCGTTTCTGCGACTGGATAATCTGAACTCTGGTCTTGCGTCTCCGTCTTCTTGACCTCCTTCAGCCTCTCCCTCTTCCTCAACTGGACCAAGTTCTTCTGCGACCATCTGAGGGGCTTCACCATATGGAACACCTTCTTCTTCACCAGACCAACCAACTCCACGACCACCAGTATCCATAGCACCAGAGTTGTAGGCAAAGCGGTTGCGTTCATCACTATCAAAAGACGCACCACCATCATCTGAATATCCGTGCTGACTATCTTCCCTTCTAACAAACCCTCTGCCCCTTCTGGAATGATGACCCGTTTGCTGAGAACTCTCTTCTGCGTAGCGTTGCTCTGAACTATCTGTTGTTCCAGACTGAACTCCCTCTGAACGGGCTCTTTCAAAAGCAGTTCTACCAAGAGTTCTAATAGGAGGACGAAGACCACCACTGTCTCCAGATGACCCAGAAGAACTTCCAGTGCTATCAGAGTATAATGTTGAACCACCACCGTCTGAGCGTGGAGCAGACCCAAAAGACCCAGAACGAACATCAACCGCCTCTTGTGCTGACTGAGGGTCAAGGAACTCTGCGGGTAATCCACGACGACCTACAGACCCCATCATTCTCTTAAATCCGAGTGCTTGAATATATGCTGAAGAAGCATTTACTCTTTCTTGTGTAGGTCTGTCCGTGAGTTGTATCATCTTCTCCAAATACTTCTTCACTCTCGTCCAGAACTCTTTCATAGACAACATAAGTTTAGATTTAGCAGATGAGGAATACTCTGGAGGTGTAATCGTGAGTTCCTCAAGAGCCGGTATAATACCATCACCAGCAGAAGACCCGTTAATGAACTCCAGAACATTATCAATATCATCTGATGTTCCAGAAGAAGCCAGACGCACGATAAGTTGAAAGGCTCTATAACTGTCTTGAAATGTAAGTCTTGATGTATCCACGCCTTGTCTGGAAGGGTCTGGGT